CATCCGGCACTTGTCAGTATCGGATGATTTGGGGTGACTCTGACTATGTGACCATCGGCAGTTTTGATGACGTAGAGAAAGCCCTCGTAACTCCGACGGTAAGCTGCCGCAATCCGGCCACGGGGCGTTACGATCGCGTCGCCAGGTAAGCAATTGAAATGCTGTGGCGGCATTGGTCCTTTGCCGTATTCAAACTGGCGACCATCTAAGGCGCGGCACCTAGCGCTAGTCCTAGTGTCAAGTGTTGCAATGTAACGATACTTTTTAGTTATATCTTGGTTTGCTTCATATACCTGCTGGCTGGCAGCATTAGCAACCTGATTAATGCTTGTACGTACAAGCGCCATTATCTGGCTATCAGTTACAGCAGTGAGTTCACCGCCTGCGGCTAACAATTGTTTTACCGATATTCCTGCTGCTCTTATTTGCCCAGTTGATAATGGGCCGTAATCACCAAATTGCAATTGCCCAATCAATCGCTTTGCAATGCTTGGTGTGGTTTCACCTGTTAGCAAGCCATTACGTACTACCTGCCCAAACCGCTCAGCTTGATCAACTGCAATACCACGGAATGCTTTGCTTACTACCTCACCGTTAGGCAGTGTGATCATTGTGCCTTGCGTTGCCGTTAAACTATATGTTTGCGGTGCTCCTTGTACCGCAGCATATAAATCATCCGATAACGTTATCACGCCTATTTGTGTCGGGTCAGTTGTAACTACTGATTGCGCAAATTGCGGGCTGATCTCAACGGTATTGACTGCGGTACGTGCGCCTGCTGGTAATGCCTTGCGCAATTGTTCGGTAACAAAATCAGATTGCAGTTCCGCTAATCCTTGCAATTCTGTTGCCGTTAGCTGTGTCGCATCACCTGCCCAGGTGTTAAGGCTGTCTTTAGTTTGCGCAAGTATTGCACGTAACCTTGCCGCTTTGGCTGGTGAACTAATCGTAAGCCTGCCTTCTCCGCCTGCATCTGGCAGCAAGTTTTGCAGTTGATTTGCAGCATCAATTATGATGTCGTTATACACTAATATTATTTGCTTAGCGACACTATTGCTGTAGCGGTTTAAATCAATCGCGTTACGAAATAGGGCTGCCGGTATCGTCATTCAGCCCTCCATTAGCAGTTGCGCTTAGTTCTTGTTCAACATCAAAATCATCGCCCAGCACTTCACCATCACTAAGCTGTTGCAATAATGTTTCTTGCGTGATAGTGCCAGCGGTATAAAGCTGTAATAATGCCTGGATCTCAGCAGGTTCTAGCCTTGCGCCAATAAAATCGCGATTTACCAAGCAACTGCCAGCCGCTTCACTGGTGCCGAGATATTCAGCATGGAAGCGTAAGCAGTTATCAATCATGTCTTGCACGTTTTGGGCTACAACCATCATCGTTGAATCGCCCTGGCTGCGGTCAATGCGTTTTGCTTCTGCTGTTTCGGCGCTTAACTTTTGCCCTAATACGGCGCTTAAACCAAGTTCATTAATCTGCCCTGCAAGCTGCTCTAGCCGTTTGAATTGGTACTCAAAACTTTTGCCACCTGGCTCTATAAATTCCGCCCTTCCATCACTGGGAAAGGCTATAGCCTCCCCTGGGCCTGCTGATACCTCTTCTGCTGCTGACGGGAAACCAAAAAATGCCAACATCGGCACTGCTGAGATATGTAACTGGTTGTCAAGATCTGATTGTATTTGATAGGTTTTAAGGTTTAGTTCTGCGATATCTTCTAGTGGTGGCCTTGATTCTAGATAACCAACGCGGTTGCAGTATGCAACGCTAAACGGTATATCGCTAAGGCTTGTGTTGCCTTCTTCTACAATTTTAAACTCGCTATTATCTTGCTTTTGATGTAGCTCATATGCGCCTGGAGTTAAGACCCGAACCTGCTGCACTGCCTTCTCACCGTAATCACCATCAGGCACAATCACTGATTCCAGTAATCGCAACATTGTCAGTTGCTGCTGCCCGTCTTTTGCTTCAGTACGCCAACCTAAGATTTGCCGTGGTGTGTAGGTGCACCAATACGGCCTGCCGCCATCTGATGGTGCATCAACTAATGTCCCGATATGACCGTAACGCACCAACTTGCGTGCAGTTTCATAAGTCCAAACATTTAGGTCATTCCCCTGCAAATCTACATCAAATAGTTGTTCACGTATGTTGTCGCTGGTATCATTTAACCTAACGGGCTTACGTGTTAACATTCCCGCTAACATACGCTCTAAACGTTGATAGTACGGTGGAACTACGCTACGTGCTAGGCGATTATCATAAGACTCGTCCTGCTCGCGTGGTTCTTGGGGCAGGTAGCGGCGATGTCTGCGCCTCATGCCGTAGGTGCCTTGCATTAAATCTTCAATCAGCATCCAATGCGGTTCTTGCGCATACCATGCGGTATTTGCATCTTGCACCTTTGTGACCTTGCGGTCAGCAGTAGGCCGGTCGTAGAAATTAAAACCTGTGTACATAAAGCTGCCTGCAATGTCTAGAGTTTACAGGGTTATCTCTTGCGCAGTGCGCACTCAATACACCCTGATGCCTGTGCCTTTCCCGGCTCGAGTATACATTGGGTTAAATGCCCCTAAGATTAAGTAGCCAAGGCCGTCAGTCCAGTGCTCTATATTTGGAGCTTTATCAATTACATAATCATCTGCTCCTTGCTTATATGTTACGTTTTTTAGTGCTTTGATAGTGTGCTTACAACGTGGATGCACAAAGAGTTTCATGTGACCATCTGCTGTACGGATCATCCAATTTGTAGCATTTATTTTATCTTTTACAGCCCATGGTGCTTTTGGGCTAACGCAGCTAAATCCTGCCCGGCGAATAATGTCATGGTCAGTACGACCAGCGGATGAAGTTTTACGCGCTGAACCTGTTGGATCTGGATAAGCAATTATCTTTCTATCAGGGAACCTTTCTCTTAAAATTGCGCATACCTCATCAGTATTTGATTGGTTAACTGCTAATTCATCCCAAATATGTAATGTATCACCAACACGACTTCCTAGAACGCCAGCCATCACACTTACGTTAAAATCTGTTCCCCAGTAGATTTCTGCGCCTGTATCTTTAACTGTATCAAGAATGTTTTCGTCTGTAAAATCAGGATAAACGCGGCCAGATAGTGTTTCAAATGAAGCTAAATATTCTTGTCTAAAGGTTCGTTCATCAAGTGTTCTGCGTGCCGCTTCAATTTCTTCTGCTGCAACATTACCTCCTTGAACTGTTGTATAACTAAAAGTTTCCCAATCAGGTTGATCTTGAGCTTGTTCCCATAAGTCATGGAACCAGTTGAGTCCTGCGGGAGTGGTGATAAACCAAGCGGGGCCGCCTTGATCTGACAATGCAGGTCGTAACACCATTTCCCATGCAGTCTGCTTTACATAAGCAGCTTCATCAATCACAAGTGAAGCAAGGCTAACACCTCGCAAACTATCTTCATTGTCAGCACCTCTCAATGCAACAATGCTTCCGTTAATAAATTCAATGCTTAGATCAGATTCATTGCGTTTAACTACTAGATCAAGTGGTGCCATTGCTTTTAACTGCCGCCATGCAATTTGTTTTGCCATACGGTAGTTAGCTGTTACATACCAATTCAAGCTACCTGGTTTCTCAAGCGCCCAGCAAATCAGTCTTGTGATGCAAAGATAGGTTTTGCCAAATCTACGACCTGAGCAAAGTAGTTTAAAACGATTGCTTGAATCCCAAACATTGCGCTGAGGAATCGTTAAAGCACCAGCTAATGTTGAAGTTATTTCAGAGAAATTGCTTTGGTTATAGGTTAACAATGCAGAGCAATTTTCAAGGATTGTACCGCCCTTACATGTTGCGAGAATGCTCATAAACCAATCTGCGCAATTACAGCAGACCTTGAAACACAGCCTAGTGCAACGCTTAGGTTACCTGTTCGCATAGCTTCTTTGTGTATTGCAGAAAGCTGGCCCATAACTTGCGCTGTATATGCTTGCCTGTCAATCGACCAATCTTCTTTTAAGACAAGACGAGCACGAGCGATGTACTCATCAGCAGTGCGTGTACATACGCCCCATTGACTTGCAGCATATTGCAATACATCAGAACGCGAGCCGCCATTGCATAAAAGTCGAACAACTCGATTGACTCGCACATCCATTTCAGCGATTGTAATTCTTGCCATTTTTAAGCGGGTCTCTCAATAATGTAACCAGAGAAATCGCCAAATCTGAACCAATTTACGAAACTGCCACCAAGCTGTTCTTCAGTAATAGGTCGTTGGACACCTGATAGGGACAACTCTTTCTCAATAATTTCTTCTGCTGATACATTGGCAGCTTTTTTACCTGCTAGCGTGAGGCGATATAAAATTGTTGAAATATATCCTCCTTTAGGTTCAAGTTTATCAAACACAATGATAGCACCGCCAGGACGACAGTTTAGGCGTAAAACATTCATAAGCTGTATTCTTTTTCTAGGTTCAATAAACATAAGGCAAAGAAATAATACTGCAAGATCGAAAGCATCAAAATCAAAATTTTCTGCTTTAGAACAAAAAACTTCACCTGGTGCATTGTAGATTTTGCACATTTCTTTTGATGGTTCAATGGCAATTAATTTTGCATTTCTTGCTTGAATTACAGGTGCCAATGCTCGTCCAATATTGCCAGTAGATGCTCCAATATCGTAAACAATACCATCTTCGGGTATGTAATGCCTAGCTATATGTTTTAAGGCATCAGTTGCAAGATCGTACCACGGCAACTGTTCTCTAACGTGCTTGTCAAAGCCATTAGCAACCTCTTCATTTTCGAAAGTCCAGTTGCGTGGGATTTCCATGTTAGTCTTTAGGTAAATAGCCAAATTTCTTGCGAAGTTCAGCGTTGTAGAAAACTGTTGGATTAGCAACACGCTCTTGCATAAATCTAGCAACACCACTGCCACCTTGAAATGTATCCTTAGTGCGGTTTATGACCCATTTAGGAAGAAGTGGTTCAGCTGCTTTTTTTAATAATCCTTTTGATAGCGGAGATTCTGCCTTATTTAGCTGGACTACGCGTTCTACTAATTCTTGTTCCATGAAAGGAAGACGGCATTCAACACCAGCCGCCATGAATGCTTTGTTACAACGAACAAAATTACCACGCGACATTTTATTCAATTGAGCATGGCGAAGTTTAATAAGTTCAGATTCATTTGCTTTTGATGCCTGAATGCAAAAATTTCCATAACCACCAAACAATTCATCGGCTGCTTCGCCAGACAGGCAAGCACGAAAGCCTTCGGCATAAATACGTTGAGCCAATGGGAGGCAAAGCATTGCAATTTCAATCTGAGCCTTGCTTGAAATTTCAATTGAAGAGATTGCATTTTGAATTGATTGATCTGTAACATCAATAGGCACTTCTATTAACTTGACTTCTAGTTCAGAACATAATTTCTTAGCAGCTTTTAAGTCGTCAGAGTCTGAATTAAATACAGCTGTAAATGCTGTTATGTCGTGACCTGATTGTTTAGCAAGTGCTAAAATCATGCTGCTATCAAGTCCACCTGAGATTAAGCAGCAAACTGGTGCATCTGCTGTTAGACGTTTTTGTACGCCATATTTTAACAACTTAAATACATCAATGTGATCTGTTTGTTGATGTTTAGGCATTTCATACCAATTCAACCATTGACCTGTTACAAGATTAAATGCATGACCTGGAGGAACAGCAATAGGTTTGAGATTAGTTGGGAATGCTTTACGTTCAGAAGCCCAAATGTAACCTTTTTTTGTTTTTGCTAAATAAACAGGAATTTTGCCAAAAGCATCTCGTACTAACCAATGCTGATTATCTGAACTGCTCCATGCAAATGCAAACATACCATCTAAAAGATGAAGGCCACTAATGCCATGGCGCTCAAGGGTAACAGCTAAAACCTCAGTGTCACCAGTAGTTTTAAATTTAGAACCTAAGTGCTGCAATTCAGAACGTAATTGAACGTAATTCCACAATTCACCGTTGAAAGTAAGTGTAGATCCTTCACGCCTAAAAGGTTGGGCAGATGCTTCAGTCAAATCAACTAAAGCAAGCCGAACATGACCATGAATTGTTTGGTCATGAACAGTAATACCTTTGCCATCAGGTCCACGATGAATAATCCTGTTGAGCATTTCTTCAACTTGAATGGCTGTACCATTAAATGCTCCTGCTATGCCACACATGATAAAATCTCCTTTGCAACGTGAGTAG